ACCATTCTTCTTGATGTTGAGCCCTCGAAAATCGAGGGTGTCCTTGACTGTCGCGTGGTGACTTCCTTTCTTCATAGAGCGTCCTCCAGTTTCAACCTCGCATCTATCCGCTCGCGCTCGTCGTGCGACAGCGGCATCGCCTGCGTATCGCCCTCACCCGGTCCCGGGAAGTGATTGAGGTCGATGCACTGCCTGATCTTGCGCAACGCCCAGCGGTTCTGCAGCCGGCCACGCGCGAGATCGTCGTCGGTCAACGGAGCGGACCTTGCACAGTAAGGCTTCGCGGTCTCGATGAACATCAAGATGAAGGATTCGAACGGCTGGCCGAGCACCTCGCAGGTCTCCCAGATCAACGCGCCTTGCATGTGATAGGCGTAGGTGCGGATCGATGACATCAGTGCCGGCGTGACCACCTCGCTCGCCGTCTTGAGATCGGCGAAGTCGCCGCTGTCGGTCGGGATCACGTCGGGTCTCACCTTGATCCACAATCCGGTCTCGCCATCCTTGAAGAAGCCGGAGCACTCGACGTGGCCGGTCAATAGGCCTTGCTGCACCAGCGCGTCCGCCGCCATCGACTTCGACATCTCGATGATCGCCTGCAATTCCTTCAGCGTGACGATGACGCGGTCGGAGAATTTTTCATTCCACGCTTTGCAGTAATCGCTGCCGTTGTGCCACGGCTTTTTCAGCCCGGTCTTCTTGTCGGGATATTCCGCCGGCTGCGCGATGAACTTTGATGAGAAGCCATCCTCGCCGAGGAAGAGATGGTGCGCGGCCTGACCGAGGATCATCTGTCGCGTCGGTGTGCGCGGCTCAGAGTCCGGGTTCTCGGCCCATTCCGCATTCATGTGCGCGGGGCTGTGCGTCCAGCATTTGCGCAGGTTCGATGAGCTCACCGCGATGCCATCGCAGATGCCGGCGGAATGATATCGCTCAATCGGGATGTTCGCATACCAACCGGGCACAGTGATCGGCTTGCCGTCCCAAATCTTAACTTCCATCGTTTGCTCCTTTGAGAAAGAAACTCCCACGCCACTCACCCAACGCATTACTGGGAAGGTGGAATGACGTGGGAGCTATCCAATGCCCGGGGTGGGGCTGGGGTGAGCTTGGCCCCGGGCATCGAATTTACAAATCGATGTTGTAGATGGCACAACAATGATCGGTTGTAAATTACTTTCAAGGCTCTATGTTCTCCAGTCAAGGAGCATCGCGTTGAAACGCTGGAGTAAAGCAGATGGAGTCCACCTGTGCAGAGACCGCACGATCACGGGAAAATATCATGAGGCGGTCGAGTCCACGGCGCGACGCGGAGCGTGACCGAATCATGCGGCTGATCTTCTCGCAACGAGGGCTTGCCAGCGAGATCGCGCGGCATCTGAAGGTCTCGCCGCAGAACGTCGCCGCGTGGAATAAGGTGCCGGTGCACCACGTGCGTGCGATAGCGCCGCTGATCGGCAAGAGGCCAGACCAGATTCGTCCCGACATCTTTGGGGAGGTCAAGCGCGGGAGAGGGAGATGATCTGGGATGGCGAAGCCGACGCCCTCCTCATCCGACTTTGGGATGAGGGCGGTTCGTTGTCCTACGTGGCCAACGGCTTGAAGCAGGCCGGCTACGTCGTCTCCCGCAACGCTGTGTCCGGGCGCAAGCATCGATTGCCAGAGACAGCCTTCAAGCGAAAGACCGCCACAGCGACCAAGACCGTGAAAGCAGAACCGAAGGAAAGGAGCAAACCAGTGTCGCGAAGCAAGATACCGAGCCGACGACCGGCGACCGTCGAGGAAATTGAAGCGCTCGCTTTGCATCCCGGCGTCGACTATCTCGAACAGTCGCGCTGGGGCTGCAAGGCGATCATGCCGACGCGTGGCGGGGCATGGAAGCTGCAGCGCGTCTGCGGCCAGCGCCGCTGTCTCGATTACAACGGCAGCGAGTCACCGTATTGCCAGACGCACTTCCGCATCTTCACCAACCCGACGCCGTTGCCGAAGAGGCAGCACGCCTGACAAAGCGATGTGCCAGATATGCCAGCGATGCGGACAGCCTTTGCCGCCAAAGAACCGGGAGGGCGTCTATCTCCCTGCCATGAAGGCCTGCATCTACGATTTCGTTCGTGATCATCCCGGCGTTACTCTCGCCGGCATCCGCGCTCACTGTTTTCCGGACGGCACCAACATCAAGACGGTCCACGTGCACATCTCGCAGATCAACGACATGATGGCTGGCACCGATGTGCAGATCAGAGGCGAGAAGCGCGGACGAGAACCGGGGCTGTACCGAATTGTGAGACAACCCGCCAAGCCTTGGCGACCGGCGAGGAAAGGAGCAAGCAATGCTCGATCCGTCCACGCCAGACGCAGCGCCAAATAGTTACGACCCGCGCATCACTCCAGTGCCGTTGCGCTTGGCGTCACGTTCCGCCTTGCGCTGGGCCTTGACCCGCTCCTTCTGGGCGTCCCAGTCCTGATAGCTGTTTGGCAGCGATCCGCTGTTTGGTGTCGGGCTCTCGCTCTCGTCCAGCACCATCTTCTCCAGCGCCGTGAACAGATTGAAGGCGTGCTCGTACCGCTTCTTGGTCTCGGCGTCCTGCACACGATCAGGATGCAGGCAGGACAGGATCGAGCGATACTCCTTCTTCGTCATGATGCCGTTGCGTCGCTCGATCACAGCGTCGTGGAGCTTGGCGCGCTCGTGATACTCCACCAACCGCTCATTGATCCACGCCGTGTACTCGGCGCGCGTCCTCTCCCTGATCTCAACCTCGGCCTTGCGCACCGCGTGCCTGACTGCGATGTCGATTTTTTCCTGTGCTGTCTGTGACATGGTCCCGGCATCAACCGGCGGTTCGTCCATCAATGCGCGCTCGACGGCAATAGCTGTTTCGAGGTGAACGTGAGAGATGCCATGCAGACCTTCTAGCGTGCGTGGATTACAGGTCTCATCATTCCAGATCAATGGCCGAACGATCTCTCGCGCACGGTCTAGTACAGGCGTCCTGCTCTCTCCGTTCGGCTTGATCCGTGGTTTGGCTGCAGGCGCTCGCACTGGTTTGGTCTCCGCTGGCTTTGATTTCTTGGCGATACTCTTTGGACGCCCACCTTTCGGACGAGCCGGTTTAGTCACTGTGACTAAACCTTCAAGATCGCGGCTGACTGTCTTCTGGCCGACACCAAGCATGTGGGCTATGGCAGCTTGCGTCAGGCCGCTCTTATACAAACGTTCTGCCTGACGCTTGCGATCCTGTGCTGTCATCGGCGCTGAGCCGATGTTGGACACATTGGCCAGCCGCACGCGCGCAGCTTCGGCGTCCGCTCCGTCACCAAACGTCACCACCTTGATGACCGGCGTAATTTTTTCTTCCGCTGCGATCTTCAGGCGGCGGTGGCCGACGATCACGTTGCCATGCTCATCCTTGATCGCTGGCAATTCCTGATCCCAGCCGCCCTTCAGAGAGACGCGAAGCTCGCTGTCGTCAAGGCCGGCGACGGATCGTATATTGTTGAACTTCATTTTCGGTTGCTCCTTGTGTAGAATGTAAAAATGCCCCGGGAGCGTTCCAGCGCTCCCGGGGTCGTTGGTGGTGCGATGTTTACTCGCTGTCTTCGGTGCTGTCCCGGTGCGGGACGTAGGCAGCGGCCTTACGCTGCTTCGGGCTGATCCCGCCACGGGTCAGCACGCGCTTCAAAGCGGCCTTCAATGTGCCCCAGTTGGCCTTCGCAACTGGATGGTTCGCATCCAGCGACTTGGCTTTATCCTGAAGCATCATCGCCGCCTTGTAGTGATTGGCGGCGATGTTGCCTTCGACAGCGTGTTCATTAAACACGACATCGATGAGCTTTCGATACACCGCGTTGGCCAACAGCATGCGGTGGATATCTTCCACCTGATCGATGATGCTGCGGTTACGCTGCGGTGCCAGTGCCAAGATGCCCTCTGCCGTGGCCGGCAGCGGAGCGATGGCGGGTCGCAACGGAGTGGCTCTTACCATATCGGGTAAAACCTCCTTCGAGTTACCGGATCAAGTCCGGGTCAATCGCGGTCTAACATTATCATTGTTAACTTGTCAAACTGTGTTAGCTTTTTATTTAACATCCGCATCGACACGTGCTAACGACGACACAAATGGACAACCAGAGACCACGATGACGACAGGACAAGAGATGCTGACGCGTGATGCGAAGCGCGAGTACATGCGCGATTACATGCGGCGCAAGCGTGCCGGTCTGCCGACATCGAGCAAGGGTGCGAAGCTCATCCTGAATCGCTGCACGTTCTGCAACAAACAGAAACTGCATCTGGTTACGTCGCGCAACCATGTGATGATCTGCGAGGCGTGCGCCACCGAAGCCATTAAAATATTGAAGGACCTTAGAGGAGCAACCGATGAGCGACGAACTACCGACACTAAAGAAGGGTGAGAAGCCGCCGGCTGGCTTTGTTGGCTACAGCCCGGAAGGCCACTTCATCCATTATTGTCACTGCGGCAAGGAAGGTCCGTTCGGTTTCGGATACTTCCCGAAGAAGGGACAATTCGGCGACTGGTTCTGTCGCGAGCACAAGCCGGTGGTGAAATGAAATCCAAGCCGCTGACCAAGTACGAGTCGCTGCATTATCTGCTCGGTCAGTACGGCGACGACAAGATGACGCGCGAGGAATTCTGGCGACAGATGAATGCGCGCGGCTACACGCAGGCGTGCATCGATGAATGGTGCCAACAATATCACGAGCTCGAAGCCAAGAGGGAGATCGACAATGAAGAGCGGAGACAACGAAAAGAAGCCGAAGGTCGGGCCGCGCGAGCAGCAACTTCGGGATATGCGCGAGGCTCGCGTTACGAAGAACAAGACGTTGATCGACAAGGCCGTGAGGACGACTGGCGACGCGATACGCAGCAAGGCGAAAGCCAAGGTCAAGAACGTGGCCGGCAAGATCAAGGAGCGGGTGAAGGCCAAGGTGGTGCAGTTCAAGGCGAAGCGTGGTCGCAGCGGACGCTAACCACTGATGAGGATCGCGCCTTTGCTCGCAAGCACGCCCGGTTGATCTATCTTAACCACCTCGAAAAAGGTCGCGGTCTCAGTAACCACATCTCCACCGACATCAGCTACGAAGAGCAACTTCGCCGTGGTTTACTGGCGGAGCTTATATTTGGAAGAGAATTCGGACTCGCCATCAATGTAGATGTGTTGGACGATGGTGACGGTGGATTTGATTTCAAGCTGCCGCTGACCGCGTCCACCGGACTTCGCATCTTCTCGATCAACATCAAGGCGAAGGCTGTGCAGTTAAGCTGGGACGGGTTACGGCGATCAGGCACTCACCTGCGTGTCCCGGTCAGAGAGTGTGAACCGGAAACCATTTACGTGTTTGCCATCTATCATGAACGGCAAGATACTGCAGAGGTGCTGCGTTGGACGTGGGGAAGCGTGCTGATGCGACGCAATGAGCGCGCTATCTACGAGAACAGTGATGGCACCGAAAACTACATCATACCTTTCGAAGAGTTACGCGAATTGCAGGAATTGAAGGATCGAATGCCATGACGAGGTTTCGCGGAATTGTCGCCGGCATCTACGTCACTGGCGTCTGCAAGGATATGGGCGTTGAGCCCAACCCGCAGATGATGTGGTCGGTCGGGCAGATGATGCAACGCAAGTACATGCAGATGTACGGTGTGCCGCCACCGAAGGACAACCGGCCCAAGACCTACGAGGAAGGTGTACATTGCATGGCGATCTATCCCGAGCACTTCCGCCCATACATCGAGAAGGCGATCATGGCATACGGCTTCGAGCGGGCGCGGCAGGGTGATCTGTTCGGCGATAGCGCGTCTCCGTCTCCGGAGAATCTTCAGTGACCTTCACTGGTCGCATCCTCGCGCTCGATCTCGCCACGGTGACCGGCTTCGCTGTCGGTATGCCGGGTTCGACGCCAGAGTGCGGCAGCATCCGCTTCACCAAGGCCGGCGCGACGCACGCGCAGACCTATCGCACCTTCCGCAACTGGATGGATGAGACGTGGGGCAAGCGCGAGGAGATACCGGACCTGATCGCCTACGAGTCACCAGCGATCCCGAGCTTCATGGGTGGCAAGACCAAGATCGAGACCACGCGGTTGCTGTTCGGTCTCTCCGAGCATCTCGAAGAGTGGTGCTACGGCAAGACCGAATTGCGCGAGGCCACGGTAAGTCAGGTGCGCTGTCATTTCCTCGGCAGCAACATGAAGGCGAAGATCGCCAAGCCGCTTACGCTGGAGCGCTGCCGCGAATTCGGCTGGCACTGCGAGAACACCGACGAGTCGGATGCCGCTGCGTTGTGGGACTACACCCAGTGCTGGCTCAACCCGCAGATGGCGTATCGCACCACGCCACTGTTCAAGCGATTGAAGTAAAGGACCGGCCACCGGGCTTTATGCGGTGGCCGGCCTTTCTACACCGATGCATCAGCCTGCGCGGCGCTGTTGCAGCGTTGAGCTCATCATCGCGATCTGGCAATAGGGTTGACCGATCTCTCGCGATGGATTCAATAATTGGTATGTCGCAACGTGGGACGGCACGACATCGTGGTCAACGCCTTCTATCAAACGGTGCCCGTAATTTTTCGTGAAGCTGCCATGTCGGGTCGATGACAAGATTGTTCTGGACTCGATGGTGCGCGCCGGCCCAGTGTCGTGATCTCGATTCGCGAGAGCGAAATTGAAAAAGCGAAAGGCCACCGTTTGCTGCGGTGGCCCTTCAAACCCAACCTTGTTACGAGCAAGGAGTGGATTCATCTGCGTGCGAACTTAAACGCTTCCGCAGATTGCATCAACCCCCTTCCCGCTTCAAGGTTTCGTCCACGCTGCCTCGGGTGTGAGGGCTTGTCCCTGACCGGGCGACGCATCGTGCAGAATACGAACCCGGTCAACGGCGCGGTCTAGACGCGTCGAGCATCCCGCCCTTCCTCCTGATCTGTTCTTCCTGCGGACGCTCCCGCAGGCTGCGGAGCGTTGGCTATGACCGAGGCCGACGAGGAGAGGGGTAAGGGGTGTGGTGGGAGAAGGCTACCAAGAAGGAAGTAAGGGAAAAGAATAACAGTAGTAGTTGTTTATAGAGAAACGACCGTCACAACCGAAAGGAGCAAACCTTGACCAGATTAACCTGCACGAAATGCGGAAATGAGCACGAGGTCGACACCACCAAACTGAACTGGTCGGTGATGTGCTCGGCCTGTCGCCCTGTAGTGACCGCGTCCGCCCGGGAGTGGCTGCGGCAGAAGGGCAAGGTAGCGGAGAAAAAACGCCGCGCCGCAGTGCGAAAGGCGGTGCGCTGATGACTATGATGCAAACAATTTCAGTACAGACCTACGAGAAACTTGGTGGCATCCATCAACGGATACCGATGGGCCTGACGACCGAGAAGCTCTGGTACCGATACAACGACATGCTCGGCATCGTGCTGCACGACAACGTCGATCACGATTGGTCGTTCGTTGCGCTGGCGTTCGACCCGCGCAATGGCATGGGCTTCCGCTGCTACGATGTCGGCACGAGCTTCGAGACACCTGACGAAGCGCAGGCTGCGCTCGCTAGTGCATTTGCGAACGGACCAGACGCGAGCTTCTTCACGGAGGCGGTGTGATGGAAGAGGACCAGCACAAGACCTTCCTCCTCGCTGCGCTGCGCGCGGCATCCTCCCGCTGCAAGACAATGGACCTCGACATCACCACCATCGGAGTGGCGTTGAAGGGCGACCTGATCGGGGCTGACACGGCGGTGCAGTGGATACGCGACGCCAACCTGATGTGGATGGTGGGCGCGATCCCAGAGGCTGTCGGGCGCGTTGCGGCGGCGAACGAGACCCGGATCACGATCACTACACCGGAGGTGGCCAATGCTTGAAGCCGATGAACAGCACATGCGAAAGCTCACGGCCCAAATCAATGCGCTGTTTGCCGGCGAGCCAGCCTCTCATGTGATCGCGGTGAGTCTCGGTGCAGTGTTCGAGGCATTACTGCACACAACGCAGGAGGAGCGAGAGAGACTGATCCCGGTGTTTCACCGGTTCTTCGACAACCTTGCAGCTAGTAAGAACAGGCAATGAAAAGGAGCACCCGATGACACTGCGAGACGATCAGGCGGATGCACTGCAGGCGATGCGAGAAGCGGTAGCGAACAAGCAACACCGCATATGCATGCAAGCTCCGACAGGGTGGGGCAAGACCGAGTTCGCTGCGGCGCTGGTCAACAACGCGCAGATGAGAAACAGGAAGGTGCTGTTCACGGTGCCGGCGATCACGCTGATAGATCAAACCGTGAGTATGTTTGCCAAGCGTGGCGTGCTCGACGTCGGCGTGATCCAAGCCGATCATCACATGAGCAATTGGGACATGCCGATCCAGATCGCTAGTGTACAAACACTGATGCGGCGCACGGTACCGACCGTCGACGTGGTGTTGCTCGATGAGTGTCATCGCTGGTTCACTGCCTACGAGAAGTGGCTCGGCACCGGCAAGGAGGGCGACGGAGATCGCGTGCCGGAGTGGCGCGGCATCCCGGTGATCGGGCTATCAGCGACGCCGTGGGGCAAGGGTATGGGCTCTTGGTTCACGCACTTTCACAAGGCAGCAACGATCCAACAGATGATCGACCTCGGCAACCTCTCGAAGTTCGTGGTCTACGCACCGAACCATCCTGACCTGTCGAACGTGCGGACGGTTGCCGGCGACTACCACGAGGGCGAGCTATCGCTGGCGATGTCGGAGAAAAAGCTGGTCGCTGACGTAGTGCAGACGTGGCTGAAGCTGGCGGATCGCCGACCGACGCTGTGCTACTGCGTCGACCGCGCCCACGCCAAGAAGGTGCAGCAACAGTTCGAGGCGGCGGGCGTTCGCTGCGGTTACATGGACTACACGACGAAGGATGCCGAGCGCGCCCAGATCAGGAAAAAATTTCACAACGGTGACTATGAGGTGGTCTGCAACGTCGAGACGTTGACGACCGGCGTCGACTGGGACGTTCGTTGCATCTCGATCTGCCGGCCCACCAAGAGCGATATGTTGTTCGTGCAGATCGTCGGGCGCGGCTTGCGCAACGCACCTCCGGGCACGCCACCGAAGGATCACTGCCTGATCCTCGATCACAGCGACAATCACAGCCGGCTCGGCTTCGTCACCGACATCGATGAGAGTTACACCGGCCTGCACGTCGGCAAGACACCGACGCACGAGAACCGCACCGAAGGCATCCGGCTTCCGAAGGAATGCCCGAAGTGTTCGTACCTGAAGATGCCGAAGACGGCGTGCTGCCCAGCGTGCGGGTTCGTCGCCACTGTGATCAGCAAGATCGAGCCCGAGGTCGGCGAGCTTCGCGAGTTGAAGCCGAAGCCGAAGAAGCCGCTGCGCGATGGCGATGTGATGACGCAGAACGACAAGGCGCTGTTCTTCGCCGAGCTCAAGGGCTACGCCTTCCAGCACAATTACAAGGAGGGCTGGGCCTCGAACAAATATCGCGAGCGGATCGGCACGTGGCCGGCCAACGACATGAAGAACGTCGGCATGATCGCGCCGCGACCGAGCACCGCAGCATGGATCAAGAGCCGCAACATCGCGTGGGCAAAGTCGAAAGCAAGGGAGCAACAGCCGTGGCGGGGTCAATGATGATCTTGATTGGTAACCCAATGGCATCCATCGATTGGCAGAAGAGTTCAGACGAGGCGAGCCTCTCCTGCCATGAATGGCAACATGGTTCGCACATCGATAGCCTGCCGAAGCAACCGCAGGGAGACGAACCGAGGAGCGCCACCGATGACCGAATTTGATCCACTGAAGGCGCAGCGCGAGATCGTCAGCGGGTTGCGCGATATTCACGCGCTACTGCAGACGCGTGCGAGAGAGGCGCAAGGCAAGCTGGCGGAAGCCGAGATGACAGCGTCTGCCATGATGAAGCTGGAACGGTTTGCTCAACAGCACCTCGAAGCCGAGACGTTGAAGTTACGAGGGATGCAATGAGGTTGAATCTTCTGCCCTATGTGTCGAAGTTTCTGATCGACGTCAGCGACATCGACATCGAATTCGAGCGACAGCAATTGGAAGCGATGCACAAAGTGAAGCTGAAGGTTCATAGCATAACGACAGAGGGACGAACGGGCGGGCCTGTGATCCTCATCAAGTGGGAGATCATCGAATGACCAAGAGCGTGACGCTGTACATCGATATGATGCGCGTGCCGCCTGACGATAGCTGGCGCGAGTGGCTCCGGGTGCAGGCGCGCGCCGGCATGACGTGGGAGTGGGAAGCGCAGCCGATTGCCGATCAGGTCAAGCTGACCAAGTGCACCAACGTGCCAGAGGTGCTGCCGGAATGGCTGGAGCGACGCCGATGAGCGAGCCGTTGATAGTAATAACAGAGCGCGCCATTGATCCGCGCGACACCTGTCAGTACGATAACCCGATGTCGTTCTGTCCGGAGTGCGGGACGTGGCTGCACTGCAGGCGCGACGGCGATACCGAGTACCGCAGGCGGGAGGAAAAGGAATGAGTGTCATCGACATCGTGTCCTTGCAGGACCAGATCGCCGAAGTGAAGCGCGAGATCGGGATGCGCAGGCGGGTTTATCCGCGCATGATCGACAGCGAGAAAATGACGAAGGCCGAGGCGGAGACGCAGATGCTCGCGATGGTCGCGGTGCTGCAGACGCTGGAAGGAATCCGGGGCGGCTCTCCGTTGCCGCACTACCCAACTGTTGACAGCGAGACCACGCTTGGGGCTTGACCGGACGCGCGAAAGGGCGGCATTGCTGCCGCCCTCTCGGTTTCTTGTAGCGATCAGGTAAAGGAGCAACTCGAAACCCCATCGCCGGCAAGAGGCTGGATACATATCATGGCGACGGGATCACGCAACCCTTGTCGAGCTCGACCACGTCGAGTGGCGACAATTCGAGCTCAATCATCAGGCACAACAGCATTGAGACCGAGTTCGGGATCGGATGCCGCTCCGTCATCCAGTTGCGCACGGTCTTGTCGGTGACGCCGAAGAACTCCGCCGAGCCGACCAGTGACATGCCGAGGCGCTCGACGGCTTTCTTGTAATCGTCGCCGGTCATGTCATCCATCCTCGTTGTCGGCGGTAGTGCGCACCGTGAACTCGATCAGCTTGTCGGTCTGTTCGGGTCCGGTGATCGCGTTGAGCCAGTACATCAATTCCTTCTGGTTGGCAGCACGCCGTTTGCCACGGGTGACGCCGCCCATCGAGTTGACGCGCAGGATTTGTATCTCGTACATGGGTTCGCTCCTTCAGTAGCCGCGCGGACGCGGCATCATGTGGGGTGGTGGCAGGTCTGTCGGCTCGACCGGCACACACGACGCGCTGATCTTGACGTCGACCGCGTGCCCGAGCATCTCTATCGGTCGCGGTTGCTGGTAGTGCGACGCGATCACGCCGCGACACTGCGCCTCGCTCGGCCAGTCGGTGTGGCTGGTCACCAGCGAGACACTGCCGGTGTCAGACATCACCAAGAGGGATGCCATCAATCGCCAGATCATTGGCCGGCCCTCCTCTTCTTCCCTTCAGCCATCGAATGCCTGATGGCGTGCAGCACCTTCTCCGGACCAATGGCGTGAAGCAGCATGTCGAACACGCTAGCGAACGCCTCGGTCTCGCTGATGTTCTTGTCGTCCTCAAGATACTGGGTTGCGCCATTGATGAAATCGAGCGCTAGATAGATCATCATGGCGACGCGCGCATCATCGTCCTCCAGTAGCTGAAGGACCAGCATCGCGCTGTCGCGCGAGCGCTTCTGCGCCAGCTTCGACAAGTCTATGAATTCAGCCTTATTCATCGGTGGTTGCTCCTTGCTGTGCCGGTCACCTGACCGCGCTCGTTGTAGAAGGTGGTGCCGGCGTTGTTCGTGACGGCGCGCCCGGTGTTCTGACCGAGCGAGTTGCGATACACGGTGCCGGCGTTATTCGTGGTCGCGTATCCCGTCACGCGACCAGACGAGTCGCGGAAGGTTTGCTGCGATGTCTGGCCGTGCGCTGGGCTGACCAGATCAGCGATACCGCCGATCAGACCGCCGACCATCAAGAACCAGAAGAAGAACCAGCCGACGCACTTGATGAAGTGCTGGTTGATCGCCTTCTGTTGTTCTGGCGGCAGCTTCGATTTCGATCCGTCATACACCGCCTTGCCGATAACCACGGCAAGCAGTGTCCCGAGAAATCCGTCGTCCATTACACTTGCTCCTTTGATCGAGTTGGCCGGTTGCGACGACGTCGCGCTGGTCGGTCGAGTAGCCACTGCTGGCCAGCTTCGAGCCCGAGCTCATAGAGCTTTGGCGCGGTCTTGCCGGCGTAGAAATAATCGAGAAGGCCGTAGATGCCGTTGGCCTTGCATGCCTTCTCGACGTACTCGGTGATGAAAGGCACGCCGAAGTATTCGGTGATCCTGCCGTCCTTGTTGTCCTTGATGGTTGGGTCGATGACGAAGCCATCCTTGACCACCCACGCATGTTCGATGGGCACGCCGTACATCGAGATGTATCCTTCGACGTAGGTCAGGCGGCTGTCGAAGATCGCGAGGTGCGTTGCGTTCTTGAAGCACGCCTTCGGCTCATCGCGCGGGCCGAGGTAGGTGTGCGCGCTGATCGTGTAGGGTCGTCCGTATTGCAGCATGAAATCGTTTGGCAGGTTTGGACCGAACGCCTGCCGGCGCATCTCCATAAGTTTTCTCAGGTCACTCACGACTCGTTGCTCCTTTGAATGATGTAGTGAAACAGGTCGATGCAGTTGTACGGAGTCATCTCGACTCCGATACACGTCGCAAAGTCTTCGATGGTGTGGATGCAAAGCATTGGTCTCGCACTGCAGCGGCGCTCGATGTACCAGTCAGCGAGCGCCGCAAGTTCTTCGTCGGTCAGTGCTCGTCCCATCAGCCGTAGCCCATGACGAAAAAGGCGACGACCAGCATGACGGCGGTGAAGAACGTCACCGCCGCCATCGCGCAGATATCATCCTCCCACATCGCCCTTCATCCCTTCCGGCGCGGGCTGTGGCCAGTGCCAAAGCTCGACACCGTTGACCGCCATGAACGGGCGCTGGACTTCGTTGCGATCAATCGCCGCCTCGACGTCGTTGACGCCGAGATAAAAAGTGACGTCTGGCAATTCAGACAGTCGCAGGTCGACAGTGTCGCCCATCTCATCGTAGCGATAGAACACCGCCGGCCCAGCGATCAGGTGACCGCCGATCCCGAAGTAGTGTTGCTCCGCAACCGGCACGAACATGCCGAACTCATAGACGCAGTAGCCGAGGCCACGGCAGATCGAGCCGTGGTCGACACCGTAGAGTCCGACAGAAGCCTGCGCCTCAACGACGCTGTCGCACTCGATGATTTCTTTGGTCCGCTTGCGCGGGTTGACGACGACAAATCTTGTCACGCGGGTTGCTCCTTCAGTCGGGCTTGAAGTCGAAGTAAGAACGCGGGCTGTGCGTGAACATCAATGCGCCGCGCACGTTGTCGCTCTTGCGCGTGACCAGCACGAACGGTGCGAGGAAGCCGTGCACGACGAAGTCGCGTTGTAGCTCCTGCGTGTCCCAGCGTTGCTGCGCCTTCTCGCTCACAGCCTGCGGATAGTTCATCTCAATCATCTCGCGCCGCAGCGCTTCGGTCGGGTCGTTCATAGCAAGCTCCTTTTTTCGAGTTCGATAATTGCGAGTATGGTGTCGTGCGCCTTCTGTTGCTTGTCGATGTAGGCAACGAAGGCCTCGCGCCGCAGCACGATCTTCACCTTCTCATCCGGGTTGTGATGATTCCACCAGCGCTGCGCGACCACTGCGGTGGTGTGCGTGGTGTAGACCATGACGTCGTCGTTCAGCGGGTGGTCACGCCGCAACTGACCGCCGGCCTTCCGGCAGATCAGGGTCATCTGGTCTTCGAACTGCAGGACGTAGCCAACCGGCCCATCCTCCAGCGCCGCGCGGCTGGCCTCGATGTTGCCGAGGAATGCACGCGCCATTTCGGTCGGTGTCATTCGATTGCTCCTTTGGGAAAAGAAAAACCCGGCAGCGGAAAATGCTGCCGGGTCGATTGTAGTGTCAGCCGTTGCGAATCGCGTCTAGTGCGGCCTTGCCACTGAGCGGCATTTTTTTCAGGTCGCCGGCCTTCTTCGCCTTCATCTTGGCGATGCGGCCTTGTGCCTTGGCCTTCTTGGTGGCGGCTTGCTCCTCGCGGATGCCGTCAGCGATCACCTGATCGACCGCCTTCTGCGCCGCCTGACCGCGCCGCAGGAATTCGGGGATGTCGAGGTCCGGGTCGAGCCGTCTTGCGATATGGCCTTTGACCGCCGCCACCAGCGTGGACGCCGGGACGTCCTCGGCCTTCGGCCTGATTGTGAGCGCGCCGAGTTGCTCCAGCACCGGATCGAGCGCAGCGCTCACCGTGGCCTTGGCCGCGAGCCGGTTGCGCTTCTTCTCCAGCGTGCCGAGCGTGTTGACCGCGCGGCGTAGTCGGGTCTTCCAGCGCTTGATGCTGGCGTCTAGTTGTTCGATGGTCTGTGTCTTGCGTGCCATGTTGGCTCCTTTGGTTGACGATGGGCACAGTGTAGCAAACGCACTTCCGCCAAATCGGGAGTCGAGATGACTCCAGATCAGCAAACGCTAGCGGGCCAGCAACGGCCCGTGAATTTCGGTGGGGTTGACATCGGAAAACATAGGGCGAGACGCGCGTGAACCGCGCGCCTCGTGTTCGTAAACGCCGACAGTGTAGCGGCTAGCTCGGCAGAAATAATTTCCGCAAGCCGTTCTGGTTGCCGTCGCACCAGCCCTCGATGTATTCCCTCGCGTACAGCATCTTGGTGCGCCGCTCGGTGTCGTTGTTGTAGGACCACGCTCTGATCTGCCGGCCCTGCCATGTCACGATCACCGCACCACGATCATTGTCGATCACGCGCGGCCTGTTCAGTATTTGCTCAGTCATTTGCGAATGCTCCTTTCAGGAAGTAATAAGTGTTTGGAACGTCACGACCGACATACACTGTCTGATCGGTGTACCACGTGAGGTGATGGTGGATGAAAGCGTACTGCGCCATCGACCCCATCATCCACGCAGCGAGCCGGTCATCCTTGTTCGCCGTCTTGTCGAACAGAACCTGCCACGGCAAGCCAGTCCAGTTCTTCTGCGCCTTCCATCCCGGTACGGTGACCCTGTCATGGGTGCCTATCATCAGAGCCACGATGCCGTTGTGCACCGCGTTGAATTCCGGCGACGTCAGCTTGCGTGGTCCTGCAGTGATCAGCCACCACGTATCGTGGTGCGTCGGATGCAAGATGCGTTTATTGCCATGCGCTCTGATCAGTGTCATGGCCATCTCCATCCATCAGCTTCGTCGTCGTATGTCATGCCCACTGGGATCAGCCAGAGATCGCTGTCGTGGGACAAGAAGTACTTCGCGCCGTTTATGTCGGTGACGATGGCGCTGTCGCAGACGTCGGACCACGCATCGAGATACTCGCGATGGTCGGGGCCGGCTTCGAGCGTGGCCCAGTCGTCATCGCTGACGTTGGCCACGCTGACCGTGCGATCAGCCCACGCCTTGGCGAAGGCCTGCGGGATGAACTGGCCGCGCGCGCTGTCCATGAACAGGACTGGTTCTGGTCTATGGTCGATCATCGTGTTTGCTCCTTTGGTTCGATGAGTCCGAAACGGATGCGAGCGGCATCGAGCCGTTCGCTGTTCTTGATGTCGGCAGCGATCAACTGCCTCGTGTATTGGTGGTTGCGAGGCTCGCCGCGCAGAATCATGTCGCAGCCAGCGCCTGCGTTCATCAGTAGCTTGGCATCCTCGCGGGCCTCGCCAGTGCTGCGCTCGATCAGGCCGCAGCGCGAGCCGCCGGCATCCCACTGAAGCTCAGGACAGGGACCGAGGCGGTTGCCGTGGATCATCTTGGCCACGTCGCACAGCGCGGCGTAGCAGCACAGGCCACAGCGGTTGCAGGGATCGCCATGCCGGGGCTTGCGCTCCAGCATGGCACGGGGAACGACGGCGACTGTCATTGCGGTATATTCCACTGGACGCCGTCCTCGTCCGGTGGCGTCATGCGAACGGCGTGCATGCCGTCCTTGGTGACCATCGTGCGATCCGTCGAGAGCGGCGCGCCACAGACGACAGCCATGTTGCCGCTTGCGATGATCTGGATGATCTTGAACACCTCGCGTTCTTTCCACGCCAGCGGCGCTCCGGGCATGGTGGTCGCTGCGATGATGTTCTCGTTGGTCGAGGGCGAGAGCACCACCTTGCACTTGTCGGGCCGTAGTCCCGGCCCGAGTCGTTCGCGCCAGTCTTCGCGATCTTGGCTCAACAGCCACAGGCACTTGAACTCACGGCAGACAGGTGGCCGGCTCTCATACACCTTGCAGCCCTTGCCGATGTCGCAGTGCTGGCACCACTCCCCGGCGGGCTTCTCCAGTTCAGGGATATCGAAGATGCGGCAGCACGCCGTGCAACTTCCGCAGTGGTTGGTCATACGTGCTCCTTGATGCTGACGACCGACACGCAACCATCGATCAACTCGGTGGCGTGATGCAGATCGCGGATGCGGTTGAGAAGGTGGAGTTCGTAACGCTCGGCCATCTCGCACTGGGTGCGCAGGATCACGAGCTCGATGGCCTCGCGTGCCATCGCTAGCAGTTGGTTGTTTCGCACGTCTGTTGCTCCTTGAGTTGCTCATCGTAGGTGATGACGTCGATACCCATCGCGATCAGCTTGTGGCTGGCCTCGCGATGCCGTGCGACCCAGAACAGAAACGCATCGTGTTCATAGGGTCGTTTCTTCAGCGCGACATCGATCATGTCGGTGGCGACCGAGCGCTTATTGATGGCTGACGAAATCTCGCTGGCCAGTGCCGGGTGAACGGTGATCATTGCTTGCTCCTTTGATCTTCGACGCCGTGCAGGGTGGTGAAGTCTTCGCGTCGCGGAATGAACGGGATACTTTCCGCTAGCTTCAAGTTGAACGAACGCGACACGGTTCGGTCATCTAGCCACTTGGCGACCGCGTGGGTGGCGAGGGCACCTTGCTTGCGCATCACCGGGTCGACAATGTCATCGGCCAGCAACGCGGTCCGCACATCGAACAGCGTGGCGTTGATATCGTGCTTGCCGTTGACGCACTTGGTCGCGTGCTTCAGCGAGCCGACGATCATAGTGTCGTCGTACTGCAGACACAGGCCACCATCGACGTGCTTGTCAGAGTCTCTGGTCAACAGACCGAGGATGCCAACGCATGCCAGCACGCAGGTTGCCTTCGAGTTGGTCAGGTCATGGCCGCGCTCGTGCAGCCGACCGATGGCGTGCTTCGAGACGTAGGCGATATCGAGATCAGGCAGCACGTAGAGATCGCCGTTGCGCTGGCTGATGATGTTGTACTGGGTGATGTTGACGCCCTCCTCATCGACGCCGAGGAACGGGTTCTCGCCGGCACTCATCGCGGCGAACATCAGGCCGGCGGACCTATTGGCACCGCCGCAATCGAGCAGGAAGTGCGCGCCCTCCAGCACGCCTTCGTTGAGGTTGTTGGTCAGATCGCGGATCATGCGCGCGCGCTTCAGCGGACTGCCGGCGTGGCCGACGCGCTGATAGAACGAGAACATCGCCTCGGCCCAGTTGGTGGTGTCGCGTGAAATCCTGTTCGAGAACGTCGCCTCACGCTGGCGCAGGTCTCGCATGTAGCGGTCCGCAAAGATGCGGGACTCGGTGGGTAGCGGTGCCATCGATCATCCTCCTCAATGCTTGTGCGTCGACCACGAGGCACCGCCATCATGGCTATGAACTCCGGCGGTGAGCGCCTGTCGGTTGACGCTGCGGCCAGCCAGTTGCTCGGCGCGAGCGATGGCTTGTTTGGCCAGCACCGAGCCGGTGGCCATGATGACGCGGTAGGTGCACGCGTCGGATACGCCGCCACGCTCCGCGTCTGTCATTCCTACGAAAGCAATTGCTCCGCTCCGCTTGTCCACAACGATCTTGATCTTGCCTTTGCGGATGAGCTCATCGGTGAACGCGATGATTTCTTTGACCTGCGTCTTCCGCTCGGTCAGGGTTTGGTTCTTGTTCTGCAGGCTGGTTTCGCAAGCCATTTCATTTTCTCCTGTTGAGGTTCTGCTGAGACCGTGTGGCCCAGCGACAATTGCGCTTCGTGTAGTTGCCATCGTTGTTCTTGCGGTCGATGGTGTGCTGCGGCGTTGGCTTTGGCCCCATGTCTTCGATGAAAGCAGAGAAGCTCCGCAGCCATCGCTTGCAGACCGTGATGCCGCGCCCGCCGTAGTTCTTGTAGCTGGTGTGCTTCGGGTTGGTGCAGCGGGCGATCATGCCAGCCCACACCCAATATTCGAGCGATGTCTTGTAGTTCGCGGTGTGGCCATGCTTCGTGAAGAGACGCTTGGCTTGTCTGGCCGTCGCCTCGCGCATGTAGCAACCGCAGCTTTGGCTGCGACCGCGCCGAAGGCTGTCGCTGGTAACGACAACCTCCGACCCGCAATCGCAGCGACACATCCAGTGAGCGGTGCCTCGATGCGAGTGGCTGTAGCGAAGGACGAGCCAGCGGTTGAACCGCTGGCCCTCGATGTTGATGCGACGTGGTCCCGGCATGCTCAAAGCTCCAGCGCGCGAGCCTTGGGCTTCGCCGCCTCGGCCTTGTGCTCTGGTTCGAGATCAACCGCGCGACCGATGTGCTTCGGTGCAGCGATCTCCTTGGCTTCATCCAAATCAAGGAAAGCGACTCTCGCCTCGGTCACCATGCGGATAGCCCGCAGGTCGATCTCAGCCGCAGCGGTCTCGCCGGCCTGCACGATCTTGCGAGCCGAGGAGCGCGCAGCATCGATGGCCATCTGGATGCGCACCGCAGCGTCGGGCGAGAGCATCTGTCCGATGTTCTTCGCCTTGTTGGCGGCGTCGCGGATCGACTTGACGTCGAGGTTCTTCAACCCGTCCTGCATCTGGCCCAACAGGTCAGACACTTCGGAGTTGATCGCGCGCACCGCCTCGACGTCATCGGCGGCGATCTTGCCGACCATGACGTAGACCGACACGCGGGTGAGCGACGCGGTGGAGTTGAAGTTGTCGACCACGGCGTGCGCGGCCTTCACTGCGTTGTCGAGCTCCTCCTGCGCTGCCTCTGGGCAGAGCAAGCCGAACGCGGAGTTGACGCACACCGCAGAGATCAGCGAGCGGGCCTTGCCGCGCGCCTCACCTGCGGCCTTGAACTCCTTCGGATCGGCGATCACGCGGGTGGTCTCCCACTCGGTGACAGCCGCGCCGTCGTCGGTCATCTCCTGACCGAGGTCACGCTTGTTGTACTTGACGTTGCCGCGCACGCTGGTCTTCAGCGAGATCAGGAAGCCGGGGCGCAGAGTCTCGATGGTGGTGAGTTTCGGTGACATGGTAGTTGCTCCTTCAAAGGATGAGATGAGAGGCGACGCCGCAGGATTGCAGCGCCGCCGGCAGTGATCAGATATCCAGCGCGCGAGCCTTGCGTGCCGTCGTGGTGGTCTCGGGTGCAGACGCGGGACGTGCCCGACCTGCAGCCCAGTTGCGCAGCGCTGCGATCTTCTCGGCAGCGGTCTTGCTGAGCGGCACCACCGTGGCGGCGGCGTCGATCAGGTCCTGCGTGGTGATCTCGCGAGCACCATCGTTGAACGCGGCGAACAGCGCGTCAGGGACGATGGCAGCGATCTCGGAGCCGGTGAAGCCCTCGGTCGCTTTCGCGATGGCGGCAGCATTCACCGCGACGTCGCCGCGCTCATACTGGCGCAGCGCAGCCGACAGCACCGCAGCGCGTTCGGTGGTGGTGGGCAGGTCAACGAACCAGACCTCATCGAACCGGCCCTTGCGCAGTAGCTCGGGCGGCAGGTCCTCGGCCTTGTTGGCGGTCGCGATCACGAACGCCTCACCCTGCCGCTCCTGCATCCAGTTCAGCACCGCACCCAGTGCATCGCTCGACACGCCGCCGTCCGCCGATCCCGAGGTGGCACCTTGCAGCGCCTTCTCGATTTCATCGAACCAGACAACGCAGCGACCGATGGCCTCGATCAGCTTGAACACCTTGCGCAGGTTGGCCTCACTGTCGCCGACGAACTTCGACTTCAGTGCACCGAGGTCAACCTTCAACAGCGGCACGCCCCACGCCGTGGCGATGGCCTTGGCGGTGAGCGATTTGCCGGTGCCGGGAATGCCGACCAGCATCGCGCCCTTCGGTGCAGGCAGACCGTAGGCGCGCGCAGCCGGCGAGTAGGCCGACTTGCGAACCTGCAGCCATGACTTGAGGTTATCCAAGCCACCGACAGCGTCGAGCCCGCCCTTCATCGGCTCGTACCATTCCACGACGCGCTCGCGGCTGACGACGCGCTTCTTCTCGCTGGCCACCAGCACCGGGTCGATCCGGCGCAACTGCACCAGCGAGCGGGCGTAGCAAGCCTGCGCCTCTTCACCGCTTAGACCGACCGCAGCATCGATGGCCGCATCACGCTGGCCGTTCGGTGCTGCAGAGTCGCGCAGGTCATCGGGCAAGCCTTCGATGGCGGCATCGAGGATCGCCGCGATCTCGGCACGATCAGGCATCGGCCAATCAACCACCGTCGCGTGGCCGGCCAACTCGGCAGGCACTTCCGACTTCGGCGAGAGGATGATGATCGCCTGTGCGCTGTCGCGCGGTGCGCCCGGGAGCGACCGAGCAAGGTTGCGCATCTGGCGCGTGGTGGTGAAGCCGACTGCACCATCGAGCCACGGCGGTAGGTCGCGCATGATCCAGACGCCGCGCTCGCTGCCCTCGGCTCGGCCAGCGATCAGCGTCAGCGCAGCGCCCGGGTCTTGGGTGTCGCGCATGTCGCGGTCCTGCTTGCCGCCGATGTCCATGAAGCCCTGCGCGACGTCCCACGTGCGCGGCACGTAGCCGGCGGATGCAGCGGCTTCGATCAGGAGAGACTCGACGCGCGCCTCTTCGCGGGTGACCACCCAGATCAGCGGGTTGCGAGCGCGGAGAAGAGCGGAGATGTCAGCGGCAACGATCTGGCCGCGCGTCTTGGTTTCGGTTGTCATGGTGTTGCTCCTTGTTGAGATGGGTTTAGTCATCGTGACTAAACTTCAGTGTTCGATGTGATAGGTGAAGCGCTCGGTGACGACGGCGTCGCCCCAGAGCATGTGATCGAGAACCTCGCCGGGTGTTTTCTTTCGCCCGGTGAAGTCAGAGATGAACATCAGGTAGCGCTGGCAGAGCTCAGCGCGGCGGACTTGGTTGGTCTCGCGGTTGGTCTGGACGACGTGGATCGAGCGCGGCGTCATGCGTCGCACTCCTCGTTCTCCTCATCGGCCAGTTGGTCGGCGCACTCTTCGCAGAGATACTCATCGACCGAGCGGCAGTAGTAGAGATCGGTGACGCGCGGGCAGCGCTCACAGCGGTGGGTCATCATTGGTGTTGCTCCTCGTTGCGGTGATCCCAGTAGCCATTCAACTTCGCGACGGCGAACTCGATGGCGTCCTTGGTGTAGTCGGTGCAGATGATCTTGAACTTGGTGCCCTTCGGGATGGTGAAGCCGACGCGGTCGCGCATGCTCTGGCCTTCCTCAACGACGACGTTGCGGTCGTAGTCGCCGAACTGCACCGTCCAGTCTTGGGCCTCACCGTCTTCAGCGGGCAGACGTTCGATCAGCGTGTAATATTTTCGTGCCATGTGATGTTGCTCCTTGATGGAAGCGAAGTGCTTCTTGCCGCAGCGCGCCGGCTGACATCGCAAACTGCATTGTCCGGATCGGGCTGCGGTGTAGAAGCACTCGCGAATGTCGCGAGTGGAAATTGTTGTTGGAAATTCTGGAGGCTGTCTGTTCAGCCGCTACTCGGTGGGTCCTGCCAGTCTGGACCGTTGAAGCCGCTGGAGTTGGAGTGCACGAGGTGAACCGTCGAACGTCTCACCAAGCCACTCGCAAACCGCGAGATCACCGCGCATCACGTCGCTTCGGAGTTATCAGGCCGTGGGATGTCTTCCCGTCATGAACCGCAGTGACGCGGCTAGCCCGTTTTCTCCGCCCCGTGATGGCGACCAGCTTGCTCCTGCGGCCCTGAGCCGTCCGGGTGATCTGGTCCCGGGGTGGCCGGCGGGGTTCGAGCCCGGGCGGCACCGGCTGGTAAATGAACCAACCGAGTGGCTAAGATAGGAAAATACTTCCGGTTTGACAAGGGCAGGTTGTCGTTTTTCACGCACTATCTTCGGCTGGAATATCAAGCACTTAGGGGCCGTCGCGGAAGAAACTACCGGGTTTTTCAGGGTGTTTGAGCTCTCCCCGTGGGAAATGCGCTCCCACCGTGGAAGATGGGCCTTGCCCGCAGGGACAGGGTTGACGACGCGAATCCCGGGCCGGTACGGTCGCTGCAATCCACCTGAGTCGGGCACCATCACACCAGCCGGAGATCACGCGCAGTGTTCTGGTCCGTCGTACAATCACAGCCAGCATGCGAGCGCCGTGCGATCACGCACATGGAGCGCCAAGGATTTACGATCTATGCGCCGCGCGAAAGATTCATCAGTGTCATTCGAGGGCGCAAGGTTACCGGAGCGCGGTGGTTATTCCCGCGCTATTTGTTTGTCTGGATCGAAGACCAGTGGCAGCGCCTGTTCAGCACCATCGGTGTCACCACCGTGCTGATGAATGGCGAGAAGCCGGCCAAGGTGCCAGACAGGTTCATCAACGACATGAAGGCGCGGGAAGTGCGCGGCCTGATCGAGCTCAAGCGCTCGATGTTCACCAAGGGACAACACGTGCACGTAACCGGCGGACTATTCGTCGGACAGCGCGGCATCTACCAAGGGATGACATCAAGGCAACGCGAGATCATCCTACTCGAAGCACTCGGCACCATAGAGCTCGCACCCGGACTATTGCGCGCTTGAACGGCAGCGTCTGACCACCTGATGCCAAGGCCAACCACCAACGCCTTGGAAGAGAACCATCGGTGGCAGGTCGTGGATCACGCGGTGAAAGTCATTTCACGGCGCGAACGGTAGTGCACACCAGAAGCAGTTATGTAATTTACAGGCGATAAGCAAATGAGCGTCGTACCGATCAAGAGCAAGCGAGGTCGGTTCGGCAAACCGGGGGTCGAGAACCCGGGCAGACCACGCGGTGGCATCAACAGGCACACCCGCATCCTCAAGGACGCAGTGATGCTCGCAGCCGAGCTCGAAGGACAGGACGGGCAGGGCAAGGGCAAGCTGGTCGGCTTCATGCGCAAGGTGGCACAAGAAGACCTCCGCGCGTTCGTGATGCTGCTGGCACGCGTGATCCCGCTGCAGGTCGAGACCAAGAGCATGGACGACGAGCCAAAGAAGCGCACCACCTACAAATCGGTCGAGGAGGTGAAGCGGGAGCTTGCCAGCCGTGGCGTCTCGATGGATATCATGTTCAAGATCATGACCGCCGAGCCGGAGCCGATGCGGGACGCGGACGACGACGAGGGCGAGACCATCGAGGGCGAAGCGGTCGAGACCTGAGAAGATACTTCCCTGCACAGAAGAAACTTCCGGAAGTTATTTCCACGATGCCGAGCGAAGCCGAGCTAGCCAAGATGAACGCGCGCCTGACCGAGCTTCACGACATGGTCGACAGCCTGCGACACGAGCAAGCGCAACTGGGCCTGACGCTGGCACCCGTGTTCGAGCACGAGCGCAACGTGATCGCCAGAATCCGCGACAGCCACGGCACCGGAGCCACGTTCAACCCGCACCGTGCACCGCAGCGCACGCCATTGTTCGAGGCGCTATTGCAAATCGCGATCCAGCACGGCAAGACCAAGAACCAGCACCGCGATGTGAAGCGACGGGCCAAGGCCTACGAGACCGAGGCTGCGAGGATCGAGCGGGAGCTCAGCCAGTATGTCAAAGAAGATCACGCGTGAGGAGTTGATGCATGCACTGGCGCAGGCGTACTGCCATGATAGAAACTCGCACAAGGAAATGGACATTGACCTCGTTGTTGCGATGGCTGACGAGGTCACCAAGGTACTAGAGCAACATGGTGCAGTTTCCACCGGAGAAGACGACGGAGAACCTGAATGACGGCGACGTCTCAGGCATAGCGGAATTCCAGTGGGCGTTGGCGCGTGAGAACTTCTATCTGTACCGCAAGAGCATCCGGCCCAACCTGATCGAGACGTGGTGGCAGTGGGATGTCGCGAAGAACCTGCAATGGTTCTACGATGAGATGGTTGCCGGCAGACGACCAGCGATGGTGATCCAAGCGCCACCGCAACACGGCAAGACCGAACAGGTTACAGATTTCATATCGTGGGTGGCCGGCCTCAACCCTGACATCAAGACTATCTTCGGAAGTTACTCCGATGAGCTCGGCGTCAAGGTCAACCTCGCACTGCAGCGCACCTACGACAGCGAACGCTACAAGCGGGTGTTCGAGTTCACGCGGATCAACGACAGCGCGGCGACAAGCACCAGCGCGCGATGGCTGCGTAACTCAACGATCCTCGAATATGTCGAGCACGAGGGCAGCTTCCGCAACACCACGGTGATGGGCCAGATCAACGGCATGGGCCTCGACCTCGGCGTGATCGATGACCCGATGAAGGGACGAGCCGAGGCGCAATCGAAGACCATGCGCGACAAGACATGGTCTTGGCTGACAGATGACTTCTTCGGACGCTTCAGCGACAAGGCCGGCTTGCTGATGATCATGACGCGCTGGCATCTCGATGATCCGCTCGGCAGGTGGATCGAGCACTTCCCCAACACGAGGGTGCTGCGCTATCCCGCCGTCGCACTGAAGAACGAGCGCTACCGCAACAAGGGCGATGCGTTGTTTCCGGAGATGAAGCCGCTCGAATTCCTGATGGCGCGCAAGAAGGTGCTGACCAACGCAGGCTGGCAATCGATCTACCAGCAGTCACCCATCGCTGCCGGCGGCGATATGTTTCCGACCGAGCGATTCCAGATCATCTCAAGCGTTGACCGTTCGCAAATCAGGAAGAGCATTCGCTACATCGACAAGGCCGGCACCAAGGACGGTGGCGCATACACTGCAGCCGCACTGGTGCATGACATGAGGGACGGCACCACCGTGGTTGAAGATGTGATCCGAGGACAGTGGTCGGCCATCGAGCGCGAGACGCGCATCCTGCAGGCGGCGCAGAGCGACAAGAGTTTCTGCAAGCGCTACTCGGTGTGGATCGAGCAAGAGCCGGGATCGGGTGGCAAGGAAAGCGCAGAGGGCACCGTGCGCAGGTTGAAGGGCTTCGACGCGCACGCCGACAAGGTGACCGGGGCGAAAGAGATCAGAGCCGAGCCCTACGCTGCGCAGGTGCAGAACGGTGACGTGTCACTGGTGGCCGGCGCATGGAATCGGGAATTCCTGCAGGAGCACGAGGAATATCCCTACGGAAAATATCTCGATCAGGTCGACGCCACCGCAGGCGCGTTCAACAAGCTAGCGGAAGCTATCGGCACCTATGATCGAACGCTATCGTGGGTGGGCTGATGGTGAAGAAGCAACCACGCGTGACGTTGCGATGCACTGCATGCAAGAGCACACGCGCCATCACCGTGAAGCAGTTCGCCAAGGGCCAACCGTTCTGTCCGAAGTGCGGCAACGTCGAGATCGCCACCACTGCAGTTGCAGAGATCAAGGGATGATCCTCTACGAGATCAAGCGCTGGCTGCGCGCACCCGTGACGTGGAAGCACTACGCTGTTGCGTTCGCTGCGTTCGTTGCTGGTTACTGGGTGATGACGTGGTTGACGCGGGTTTTCTGATAACCCGCGTCGTTGGTTTGAGGGTGCCGGTGAGCAAGGACACGTTCGGATATTGCGAGGAGTGCGGGCGGTTCGGCTACTGGTCGACCAAGCATCAGGCCTACCGCTGCAACCAGCATTGGGATATCAACGAGACGGCGGGACTGCACAGCGCGGCGCAGAGAGCCGAAGACCTGCAGGATCAACTGAACAAGGCGCACGAGCGGATCAAGGAATTGGAAATGGTTGCGACCGTCACACCCATCGACGGCATCAACGTGATCGTGGTGCCCGACGACGACAAGGATGCGCGCAACATCCCGCCCGGTATCCTCGCATCGCTCGGACCGACCACCGTGCTGATGAGCAACGACAGCAAGCGCTGCTACATGCGGCACACGCATTGGGAAAACATGAAGGACAGCTTCAAGCTGATGGCGCGATGATCAACAAGCCCGATAGCATCGCCCGCCGCTTCGCCCGCGCCATCGCCAAGTGTGCATGCCGTGAGGGTGAGCCGCATGATGCAAGGTGCGAACGCTTCACCAACGACATCGAGAGCCTGACGCGAAGAGCGATGACCAACAAAGGGAGCACGTCATGACGATAGAAGTTCTGAATGGCCCGACCATTCAGGCAGGCGAGTCACTGTCCGATGCACTCGACTGCCGAGGTGGGCAGATGGTGCGCATCACCATGCCACCGGACTGGGACGAGGCGCAGTTGACGTTCGAGTTCTCCAGCGATGGCCTGTTCTTCAACGACATCTTCGATCTCGAAGGCTTCGCCGTCACCATCAAGCACGTGGTGCCGGGTAGCGGCGTGATCGTGCCGCATGATTTCGGGCGCGCCATTGCGTTCATCAAGTTTCGCTCGGGCACGCGCGGCAATCCCATCGAACAGAAAGAGACACGCAACTTCGCGGTTGCTGTGATCACGCTGCCGGATGAGGAAGCGCCAGCGCGATCATCGAAGCGCAAGCCGCCGGCCAAGAAGAAGGCCGCGAAGAAGAAGCCGCGTCGATGACCGACGACGACATCAGGGACGCGCTGATCATCCTGAAGCGGCGCACCCTGAACGTCGCTCCTCTGGAGATGACAGGTGAACGCCACGCCGACCTGATCGCACTGGTGATCGATGCCGAAGGGATGTTGCGCGGCTTCAAGCCGATGCGATCACGTACCGAGATCGTTGCCGAGATCGAGCGGGAGTTGACCATCAAGTGACCCATCAACAGCACAACATGATCGCCATCATCGCGGTGGTGGTCGCACTGATCATAGCCGCGATTATCTGGTCGCAGTGATGTGGCTGTTGCTGGCAGTGTTCGCTGTTGCTGCGCTGCTCGACCATTCGTTCTACATCGCGGCCATGTTCGTACTGACGTCGCTGTTCTATCTGGTCGTTACGAAGTGAGTGTGCCATGTACATCTTCGACACCTTCACCAATTTTCTGAGCGGGCTTGGCGTCGCTGGTCGCGACAAGATGACCGGCCATCGCTACACCAAGCAGATATGGACGCGCGACCAGTTGGAAGCCTCGTTTCAATCGGACTGGATCGCACGCAAGGCGATCACCATTCCGGCGCAGGACTCGACGCGTGAGTGGCGCGCGTGGCAGGCCGAGGCTGATCAGATCGAGCTCATCGAGGAGACCGAAGAGCGCTTGCGCGTGCAGTTGAAACTGCAGGAGGGTCTGATCAAGGCGCGGCTCTATGGCGGCGCGTGCATGTTGCTCGGTGTCGACGGTGACATGAGCAAGGAGCTCGACCCGGAGAAGATCGGCAAGGATGCACTGAAGTTCATCCACGTGCTTACGCCGCATCAACTGGTGATCGAGAACCTGATCAAGGACGTGAGCTCGCCCTACTACGGCCAGCCGGAGATGTATCGCATCAACGACGAGACCGGGAAGGTCGGCAGCGTCGACATCCACCCGTCACGCATGGTCAGGCTGACCGGACTGGAGTCACCGGACCCGATGAGCAATCACGGCTGGGGCGATCCGGTGCTGCAGATGATCAACGACGCGGTGAGCGCTGCCGGCACCGTCTCGGGCTCGATTGCCGCGATGATCAGCGAGGCCAAGTTCGATGTCGTGAAGATACCGGGGCTGACCGAAATCTTCTCGACCACCGAAGGCACCTCGCGATTGATCAAGCGCTTCAGCGAAGCCAACGTGGCGAAGAGCGTGATCAATGCTGTTGTGCTCGACGGTGAGGAGGAGTGGCAGCGCATCGGCGTCGACTTCACCGGCATGCCGGAGATCATGCAGATGTATCTGCAGATCGCTGCAGGTGCTGCCGATATCCCGGTGACGCGTTTCGTCGGTCAGTCTCCCGCAGGTCTCAACGCCACAGGCGACTCTGACATCCGCAACTACTATGACCGCATCCACAGCGATCAGGAATTGCGCTTGACGCCGGCACTGGAGAAGCTCGACATCGCGATCCAGCGCAGTGCACTCGGCAAGTTCGATGAGAACATTTTCTACGAATGGAATTCACTGTGGCAGATGACCGAAGCCGAGAAGGCGGTGATCGCCAAGAGTAAGGCGGAGACCGCAGCCATCGACGTTAATTCCGGACTGGTGCCGTTCGAGGCGCTGGTCAAGGGCCGCGTCAACCAGTTGATCGAGGACATGACCTATCCCGGGCTTGAGGCCGGCATCGAGGATGCCATCGCCGCACAGGAAGAGCTCGATGAGGAGGAGCTCGCCGCCGAGCTCGCCGCACCGCAGGCGATGAAGCAATTGCCGCCGCCGAAGGGTCGCGGCATGGAAGGCCAGACGCGTGGGGAGGTAGCGAAAGACAGCGCCATCCCTTTCGCGCGTCGGGTGGCATTGGACCGTTTGGCGACATGCCTGCGTGATCTGTTGATCCCGTGGGATGAGAACCTTCACCCGCGCGGCGACATCGAGAACAAGGGACGCTTCACATCGAAGGCAGAGTCGCTAACGCGCTCGCTGTCGTTCGCGTCGCCATCGGTCAAGAGCAATCTTGATCTGAAGGGTGCACAGAAGGAATTGAATTCGCGCCAGCAAGTGCGGATGCGTCAGTCATCAAAGGACATCTACGACAAGCTCGGAGTCGGTGGTGTGCAGGAAGTCGACGCGCTCGGTGTCTGGAGCGATGGCGCAGAAAACACGCTGGTGTCGCGCGCCAACAGCGACTGGGAGCGCAACAAGCTCGCTGCCGTGATGAAGGGCTACATCTACGACCAGAAGGCGGTGATCGTATTTCAGCAGGACGACGCCAACGGCAAGCAGGTGCTGGCGCAGTTCGATGCCACCGGCACCATCGCCAACATCAGCAAGAACCTGCAGAAGGACGGCATCCCGTTCTACACGCTGGTGCCGAAGGGTGACGGGGCCACGGTCTACATGGTAGACTTCGATGGATCGCAACTCGACAAGATGGACAAGGCAGCAACACGCTATGGCGAAGACAACGCGCTCCATTACCAGTTCGGGCGGGCCGAACAAATCGGCTACGATGGCAACGGATCGGACCGCGAACAGCGAGACCGCGCGCGAGAAATATACCAAAGCGTCATTGACAAATCCCCGATTGAGGAAGCTAGCGCCATCTGGCAAGACGTTCGTGATCACTGGCTCCCACCTTACGAAGCGCAAGGGTACGACCTGACGCCGGCAGCACTGGTCGCCGAGCATCCCGACATCAAGAAGAATTCGGTGGTGGTGACGGAAGCCGCCAAGATGATCAACGACCGTGCCGGCGACATCCTCGAACGCGATCTCGGCATGCGCTTCATCAACGAGGACAACCACACGCCGGAGACCGACGAATATCTGGCCAGCGTGATCGCGATTGAATTGCGTGAGGGCCTGATCGGCGGCGTCTCCGGTGCTGACTGGTACGACGACACGATGAAGGAAGCGATGAAGATCGCCGAGGAGATTTATCCGGCCATCGCCAAGGACAAGAACCAGCGTTTCATCTACACAGCAGCGCTGGCGATCACGAGCCAAGGCGAGACGGTTGACCGCAACGTGACGCTGGCGGATCAGGCCTACACGTATTTTCTGGAGCATGGCCGCTTCCCGACCGACATCAAGGTCAAGAAGGCGAGCATCGTCGCCAACCTGAAGAAGATGAACGAGGCGATTGACGAGGGCGGCATCGACAAGCTGCGCGAATTCTTCGACAAGCCGATGACCGCGCGCGAGCTCAACAAGGCCACGGGCGTCAAGCTCGGCCAGACTCTGATGGATGACATGGTCTACGGCTCGGCGATGCTGGGGCCGAAGATCGGACAGGGCTTCTACCAGAACCTGAACGGCAATTTCTCACCGATCACGATGGACCTGTGGTTCATGCGCGCGTGGGGCCGCATCACCAACACGGGCGTCTCTGCCGCAGGTCACGAGGTGCAGATGGAAAGGTTCGTCGGCGCACTGACAGAGTCTGGTCATCCGGTGCCGCGCAAGGAGGATGCCCGCATCGAGCTCGCCGCCAAGATTTACAAGGAGCACGAGAAGGCGTTCGCCGCAGCGACCAAGGCCGGCACCGCCAAGGATTACGAGAAGAGCGAATTGATCCTGTCGAGCGAGCGGCTGACGTTGGCGGCAGAAGGCATGATGGTGGAAGCGCCGAAGAACGGCTCGCAGCGCAAGTGGATCACCTCGGTGTTCAACGCCGCACTGAAGAAGCTGAAGGACGAGCGCGGCATCACGCTGACGCCGGCAGGTGCGCAGGCAACGTGGTGGTGGCCGGAAAAAATCCTCTGGGAAGAGATGGGCGTCACCGGCAAGACCCGCGACACCGACTATCTGAAATCGCTGTCTGACCTGAAGGCGAAGAAGCGATGAGCAACGTCAAGCACGGTCGCATTGTTGGCAAGCCGCACTTCGCGCCGTGGTCGGACGATCCCGATCCGCCCGACTACTGGGAGGACGACGACTACGAAGAGATGCGCGTGCGGATGCGCGCGTACTGGGCCGGCACCGACATCGGCGACGCGGTGCGGCAGTGGAATGAGGAGAAGCACGAGCGCGTGCAGGGTGGCGCGACCGGCGGACAATTCGGCTCTGGCACCGGACCGATGACCGCGCGCAAGGAGAAGAGCGCGAAGGCTGCGGCAGCGATAGCCGGCAAGCACAAGGAGCGTGCGCAGCGTGAGCGCGCCAAGACACAGGCGACAGAACAGGCGAACGCGAGCGCGAAGGCCGAGGAAGAGAAGAAGGTCGCGACCGAGGAAGCCGCCAAGCCGAAGACCGGCAAGTCGAAAAAGCCTGCAACCAAAGGTGATTTCGAGAAGGCCAAGATTCGCTACCGCATGGATGAAGGTGGCGACGAGAAATTCCTGCAGTCGTGGAACGAGAAGATCGGCATGGACCCGGACGAGTTCAAGCGAACTTTTACGGGCGGCTTGCAGGATCGCGTGGACATGCGCGTGGTGTTGCGCGGTAACGAGTTCAGCGTCACTGGCGACATTCGCAACGAGGATGGTGATCGCATCGGCGAGTTCACCCGCGAGATCAAGCCCGACAAGCACGAGGCCTACAGCGCCTACTTCAAGCTGGAGCGCGCGGCGACCGGCGACGACACCGGCAAGCGCATTCTTGGCGGCAACGTTGAGGCCTACGAGGCGATGGGCATCACCACCGTGAAGGTGTCGGCCAACATCGATGTCGGCGGTTATGCGTGGGCGAAATATGGCTACGTGCCGACGCCATCAGCGTGGTCGTCGCTGTCGGGCGAACTGGAGGAGAAGCTCGACAGCATCGAGGGCGGTGGTGGATCGCGACGTGGCAGCGGCGACACGATGGAAGCCGAAGAGTGGGACATGGTGCCGTCCGATCAGCAGGCAGAGACACAACGCAAGTGGATGCGTGATTCCCGCGACGAATTCCTGCAGAGCGAGATCGACAACTGGCGCGAGAATGGCGAAGCGCTGGAGTCAGCCAAGCGTGACATCGCCGAGCGCTTCAACAACGCCGATGCATCGTGGGCGATGGATGCGATGACCGAACTGCGCAAGGCGCGCACCGAGAACGAAGAGCCGGATATTCCCTACAGCGACGACCAGATCATGGAAGCGCTGACCATGGCGGAATACGAATCGCGCAACAGCGATGGTCGCGACGACTTCGAGTTCGAATGGAATGACGACAAGCTGCAGGCACCGAGCGACTTCGACCCGAACCAGAAAGAACTGCCGGGGATGGAAGAGACCGACCGCTCAACGCATCTGACGCAGGACATGCGCGATGCCATCACCGACAAATTGAGTGCCGCCGCCGACGCCAAAGCGGAGAGCGACGCCGAGGATGTCGAGCCGCCGGATTATCTTTCCGAACAGGTCGAGGAGTATCAGGAAGAGTACTGGGACCAGAAGAGCGACCGCGAGAAGCTGGAGCATGCCATCGAGTACGATCTGGCCAATTATGAGATCGAACCCGACGAAGACGATGAGCCGGAGATGGAGCTCAGCGAGGAAGAGAAGCAATCGCCGGAGATCGCCGAGCTCTACGATCTGGTGCGCAGCAGCGATCCGAAGAGCCTGTGGAAGATCGCCGACAGCAAGCTCGGCAAGAAGCTGTTGCTGAATTCGGGATGGTCGGGTGTGCTGAACCTGAAGGACCCGGAGAGCTACGCGCGGTTCAAGTCCTATGTGGGCCGCGTCAAATCGAAACCACCAGAGATGAAGGCGGCTGCGTAATGCCGAAGATACATGGTGCCGAGGCCGGCCAGAAGGCGCAGGAGTTCTTTTATCAGGACGCCAGCGGCAAGATGCACGACGCAGCATTGCACGAGCCGATCCTGCGCAGCATCCACAACCAGATCGATGAGACCATCATGGCACCGATCCGCGAGAAGTATCGCAAGCGCCATGCCGGCCAGCCGCTGAAGAAGAAGAGCAAGTGAGCCGCGAT